CCTTTTGTAGATACAGATAAAGTAAAGGTGTACTAATGACTGAAGAAAAGAAAAAACCTGTTGATTTTAAGGTTGGAGATAATAGTTTTGAATTGATATTAAGAATATTAGGTAACGAATTTGTTGCTATAAAGATTGGCTCAACCAACTTTTCTGGTAAACTTATAGCTGGTGGAATTTTATTATTATTTTTTACATTTATGATACTAGAAGTATTTGGACTGAATGAGGCTTTAATACAATGAACGCTGAAACAATAATAAAGTTAAAAATATTACCAAGATTTATGATGCTTGCCAGTACAGTTATGTCTTGGAGATGTGCTGAATGGTTTATGGATTTAGATGCACCAACTGCTGCACAGTCAGCCTTTGTATCTGTAGTCATGGGTGTAATGACAGGTGTCTTTGGTATATGGATGGGACATGAACACAAAGGAGACAAGTAATGTTAACTGCATTGATAGGACCAGTAACCAATTTAGTTGGTAAATTTATAGAAGACAAAGATGTCAAGAACAAACTTAGCCATGAGATTGCAACCATGGCAGAGAAGCACGCCCAGGAATTAGCAAAAGGGCAGCTAGAGATAAACAAAGCAGAAGCTCAACATAAGTCAATCTTTGTTGCTGGTTGGCGTCCTTTTATTGGCTGGACTTGCGGCATAGCTTTGTGCTGGCATTTTGTCCTGGCTCCAGTTACAATGTTTTTACGTGCGTATATCGGTGTAGTTGTTCCTGATCTGCCTACGTTTGATATGGGTTCATTGATGACAGTATTAATGGGAATGTTAGGTCTTGGTGGACTTAGAACATATGAAAAGCAGAAAGGTTTAACAAAGTAATGGCAAAATTTTATATGAAAATGTATGATATGTTTAACAGCATCGCTAATTTTTTTTGGGAGAAATACGTGCAACAAATTAGAAAGCCGAAGAGAAACAATGGCTAGACCTGTAACAAGAAAGCCGCACAATAACTGCCTGGAGTGCGGTGCAGATATGAAAGAAGTAACTTACATAAGACCATATGCAAAGGTATGTTCTGATTGTAAAAGTTTAGTATGGTCTGGCAATACAGAAATAAAAAAAGTTACTCAGGACTTACAGAAACGTAACAGCAAAATGACAAGGGAAGAACTAGGCCTGGACGAAATGTTTGAAGATGATCCGAGGGCAGTAAATGAAAAAGAATATGGCAAAGTGTATCACAAAGAAACAATAATTGCTGATAGAGTTAACGTATTAGATACCATAGATTAACAAAGATAGGAGTAGTACATGGTTAAAAAAGGTTTATGGGCAAACATACATGCAAAAAGAAAAAGAATCGCTGAAGGCAGCGGTGAAAAGATGAGAAAGCCAGGTGAGAAGGGTGCACCCACCGCAAAGGCTTTAAGAGAAAGTGCCAAGAAAAAAATAAGGAGAAGTTAAATGCCAATGGGTAAAGGTACATATGGTTCAAAAGTCGGTAGACCATCTAAAGAAGATAAGAAGAATCCAAATCTTAAGAAGGCAGCACTGATGAGAATCAAAAAGAAAAATGCAAAGTAATTTTGACCAGTGTCTTGAATGGTTGTTAGAGCATGAAGGCGGCTACGTAAATCATCCAAAAGATCCAGGCGGTGAAACTAATCTTGGAGTCACTAAAAAGGTTTACCAAAACTGGTGCACTGAGCAAGATGTCTTTATGAAAGACATGAGGGACCTAACCTTTGATGATGTAAAGCCAATATATAAAAATAATTATTGGGATAGAGTCAAAGGCGATGATCTGCCAGGCGGTATTGATTGGTCGATGTTTGATTGGGCCGTCAATTCTGGATCAGCTACACCAGCAAGAACTCTGCAAAGTATACTAGGTGTTACTTCTGATGGAGTTATAGGACCTATAACAATAGATGCCCTGGACGGCAAGAACATATCAAATATTATTTCCAGGATTTATATTAAACGCCAGGTATTTTATGAAAGTCTTAATTCGTTTGATACTTTTGGTGCTGGCTGGAGTAAACGCAACCAGCACACAAGAGACCAGGCACTTACATTAATATCTAGTCTACAATAGATAAACCGTTCTTTAAACCGTTGGCTCTTCTAATCCAACCACGTCTTTCTATGGCCATGAGATGCTTGGCTACTGAAGGCTGTGAAATATTCAAGTGAGCCGCTATCTGATTATGTGTAGGTGTAACGCCAGTAGCTTGGCTCTGTTCCAGTATGAAATCAAATATTTCTTTTTGTCTTTGTGTAAGACTAAACTTTTCTCTAGTTTGCATTGTTCAACTCCGCTCCTAATCTTTTAAGTGTTTTTTGGTACAGCTCTCCGATTGGCTGCATTTCTTCTTCTGTGAGACTATCCAAGCCAACCTGGTTAGCTTCTCTTAATTCTCTTAACATTGTCATTCTCTGTCTAGTCTCAATCAAAACGTCATTCTTATCTCTGTCAGAATTTATGTAACGCTGTAATAACTTTCCAAAAGCTGTTGCATAATCAGCAGATGAAGTGAAACTTTCCATATCAGTTCCTCTGTGAGTCTTGAGAGAGAAAACTTGCACGGCTTCTGTTGTTTCCTGGCTCTCAGGCTCGTCAGGAATATCGATAACATCGTCCAAGGTGTCATCAATAGGTTGCTCTTGCTCCGTCTCTCCTGGCTCGTCTGAAGTGCCTTCGATAGCATCTAAAGGATTTGACGGTGGTGTTACATTTTTAGGATCTGTTGGATAGTCCTGTGCTTCTTCAGCTGTGACAACTCCCTTTAATGCGTCAGGAAATGCGTCACGTAATGCAAAACCTCTTGCTCTCATAGTCAACATTCTGTCAGGATACTGAGTCCAGGGACCAACCTTCCCCCATAGTCTCGCTCTCTTTGCGTCAGCTACAGAAAAAGTTTTTACAGTTTCTTCAATCTGATCGTGATAACGTCTTTTAACTTTGCAATAAGCTATCTTGTTATCGCCTTCGCCTTCTACCCATTCAGAAACACCAGCACAACGAGGATCATTTTTAACCAGGGCAAGTGCTGCGTCTCCATAAACGCTAGGCTTGCCATTGATAACGGCTATGTTCTGCAATGCTTGCAACGGTTGCAGTCCTAACTCATATCCCCATTGCACGGCAACCAATACGTCTTGCGGCTTGCCTTTGTAATTGTTCGGCACCATGCCTGAGCTTGCCACCATTTTAGAAAACTCCATGGCTTCACCCATTGTTTGCGGTGCTAGTGTCGGTAACTTATTCATTATTTCATTCTCCTTATACTAATTGTTTTTTGTCTTGTTTCTGATTCTGGAACAGCTGGTTTAAGTTCATGCTTACAAGCTGGACAACATTCAGCTGGCTTTGCTTTTGTCTTTCTAAACGGCCAGGCTACATTGTAAGCCACGCCTGTTTTCTCATCGACTATTGTTGCTTTTGCATGATTGCCCATTGCTCCCATTAGTTTTTGTCCATGCTGTTCCTTTGTTTCCTGGTTTATTTTCATGGCTGCGTTTGCATCTTCAATAGATAAAACAGAAGCAATTAAATCAGGCTCCAGCTCCATCGGCTCTTCAGCTGGCTCAGTGTAATAAGATGTCATCTCAGCAATAGTCTTTGGCTCAGGCCAGGTGCCCTTTTCCATGTGCTGCTCAAACTCCGCAACGCCTTCGGCTATCTTTTTTATTGTTGCATCGTGTCTTTCAAATACATGTGCTGTAATTTTTCGACCTGAGTAACATGTAAAAAGCACGCCGTACTTTGCATTGTGACACATCATACCAGCTTGTAATTGTATTGGCCCTCTATGCAACGGTGGATCGTCTTTTCTTTCTGATAGTGTGGTGTACTTTGCTTCAAGAACAACCAGGCCATCAAGCGTAATTTCTCCGTCCTGGTTCATAACTGTTATATCTTGAGCTTCATTGCTGTAAATGGTTGTCGGCTCTTCAACATTGTATAAGCCGTCATCTGAGTAATAAAGCTCTATCTCATTATGTTTCTTGGCTGCTGGCTTGCCGTTCTCAGTGTAGTTCTTCATCTTGTCAGGGTCTAAACCAAGCTGTCTCAAACCTCTTGCCAATATGATAGGCTCAACAGCTGTGCCGATATCTACTTGCAAACTGTCAAGCGG